TCGACCAAGTGACGGAGGTGGGAGGGTTGGACTTGAGGCAGCGTTTGTCGGCTCAACTCTTGTCGGAAACGTACCCCATCATGGACGGGTTCGTTCAGGTGAAGGCGGTCTACCTCACCAAGGAGATATACCCCGAGGTCGAGTTGGTTTTCTTTAGTGGAGCGGTGGACTTCAAGAGCGAGCTCGAAGGGTTGTATCTCTCTGACCTCAACTTGAGTTCCTACGACCATGACTTGACCTTGACCAACGTCCAGTTGTCTTGGCTTGGAAATCTCGACTACATCTACGGAATTGTCGACACTGGTCAGAACTGGACGGCCGACACTTTTGGGACTGAAGACAGCCCCTTGTCTTTGCCTCAACTGACTTTGTTCGTAAAGGCAAAGGCATTGCTCGACAAAATCTTCAGCGCGGCCGGGTTGACCTACGAAAGCACCTACCTCGAAGGCAGTGACTTTGACGACCAATTTGTCATGTACGCCAACGGGTCAACCGTGGTCGAATCAAACGACCAATTTCTCGAAAGCGCACGGACAACTCTTGCAAGTGACCAAACCATTGCCGCAAGCACCACGGCCATTGTCGACCTTGTGGACAACGGGGTGAATTGCTACGATCAGGGCGGCAACTGGGACAACCCGTCCAACAAATACACGGTCCCCGAAAATGGCCTCTACAACGTGTACGCACTTGTCGACGTAGACCACAACGGAACCTTTCAGAACAGGGATTGGACGGCTCGTGTAGTTGTAGACCCGGCGTCAGGGGGAGCCAATTACAACCTTTGGGAGCAAGACTTTTTTGATTCGATCCGTTGGGACTGGCGTACAGAATACAGCCCGGCGAATGGCGGATATAGCGGCCCGGTCGTTCTGAATGCCAACGACGTCTTATACCTCGAAATCGAAAACAGGGAGGCCGGGGCAACCTTGACCGCCGAAGCGAACAACAATTTCTCGTCAGGACGCCGGACATCTTTCGAGGTTTCGGCCGTTTCGCCTTTGGGAGGGTACGAGGTTAACGTAGCGGCAAGCGCTCCAAAGATGCTGCAGTTCGACTATATCACCTCGTTACAAAAACTCTACAACCTTGTCTTCATCCCTGACGAGCTCAAGCCCGGACACTTCCACATCGAGACGTTCGAGGACTATATCGCAGGGGGAGAGACGAAGGACTGGAGCTCGAAGGTGGACTACGGCAAAGACGTTGTGATCAAGCCGACAACGGACCTCCAAGCGGCTCAATATCGGTGGACGTATTCAAGCGGAAAGGACTTTGTGACAAAGGCGGTGGAGGACTCTTTGGACCGTGTCTACGGGCAATATGAGGTGACGGACACGGGCAACGAGTTTGCCACGGGCGTCAACGAGGTAAAGACCAAGTTCGCCCCCTACCTCTTGAGTTTGGTGCCTAACTCGCCTACTCCAATCCTTCGGCTTATCACACAAGACGGGAAGGCCATCAAAGACCCAGCTCCAAGAATTGCGTACTACGCCGGGCTCGGTGACACCTTTGGTAGTTTGGACATTCTCAACGAGTCGGGTTCGCAGTTTACCATGACGCAAATACCGACCATGTCCAATTACAACGTCCCCCAACCCGACCCCGGAGACAAGGACTTGAACTACGGGATGGAACAAGCTATGTACCCAATTTCGGCCCAACCAGCCAACACCTTGTATTTCCGTTTTTGGGCCACCTACGTCCTGGAGTTGTATTCGACCGAGGCCCGCGTTTTGTCGTGCAACATGAACCTCACCGAAGCCGACTTGCAGGGTTGGTCGTTCAACGACAAAATCTATATCAAAGACACCTACTACCGAATCCTCTCGATCAGCTACGACGCCAACGCACCGGGCACGGCACAGGTGGAACTCATCCGCAAGTTGGACGACATCGAGGTGTGCGCCGATACGCCCACGGGCCTCTTGTCAAACTCCGACATCGTGACGTTTAACAACTCCTCCACGGACTACGGAAGCGAAGCGTGCTGCGTCTTGTACGGCTACGACTGGCGTGTCAATCGAGACACCTTGGAGGCCCGCTGCCATGTGAACACCCAACAACTTGACATCTAAATGAAAGACCCCCAGCATATCACCTCGGCCATCATGCTCCTACAAATGGAGAAGGTGAGGAAGCCCCTTCCGTGGTGGCTCGTCCCTCTTGACTACTTCCTCGCTGGCGCGTACTTGATCGCGTTTGCGGCGGCTTGTGTTGCACTTATTTACCTCGTGGTGTCATGGCTATAACCAAACAACAAGTCATCTTTGAGTTTGACGCGGACACAGGCGAGGTACTCAGCGCAACCACTCAACTGCAAAAGCAAATGGAGGGTGTGGCCGATGCTGCGAATGATGCAGCCGAGGCGACGGAGAGTATCGGCACGGCGGGAGCGGACGCCGGAAGCAAACTTAAGAAGGCGGGTCAAACAGGTACCTCGGCATTTAAGGGGTTGGGCGCTGCGATTAAGGCCACGGGCATTGGGTTGCTTGTGGCATTGTTGGCCAAGCTGGTTGTGGCGTTTACCGAAAATAAAAAGGTGGCGGATGCGCTGGGAGTGGCTACGGCCGCGCTTGGTGTTATCTTCAACGACCTCATTGAATTCGGGCAGTTGGTGGGCGAAAAGTTGTTTGAGGCATTCAGCAACCCCAAGCAAGCTATTCTCGACTTCAAAGACCTCATCGTTGAAAACATCGTCAACCGATTTGAGGGACTTTTGAACCTCATACCTCGACTTGGTGAGGCAATCGGCTTGCTTTTCAAAGGGGAGTTTGGCGCAGCGGGAAAGGTGGCGGCGGATGCGGTCGCACAAGTGGCCCTCGGAGTTACCGACTTCACAGACAAAATAACCGAGGCAACGGTGGCCGTGGTGGAGTATGCCAAAGGCACCGCCGAAGCCGTCACCCAGGCAACCGCCCTTGAACGTCAATTGCAAGCGTTGAGCGATGCCGAGAGGGACTTGGCCGTGACTACGGCACAAAGCCGAGCCGAGGTAGAGGAACTCAAGCGCCAACGTGACGACGCTCGCTTGTCCATTGAAGACCGAATCGCGGCAGCGGAGAAGGCGGCAGCCATTGACAAGCAAATCGCCGACGAAAATGTACGCATCGCTGAACAACGTGCCGAGCTACTGCGTCGTGAGATTGAGTTGCAAGGCGCCACGGATGAAAGGTTGCAAGCGGTGGCAGACGCCGAGATCGCAGCGGCGGACGCACGGACCGCAAGTTTGACCCTTCAAACGGAACTCCAAAACTCTCTCTTTGCCCTTAACGCGGAAGCCGAAGCACAAAGACAAGCCGAGGAAGACGCAGAGATTGAGCGCCAACAAGCCGAACTCGAACGCCGCAAGGAACTGGCCGAGGCGCTGGCCACAGAGAAGGAGTTGGAACTCATCAAACTCCGGGAGGATTACGAGGCAAAGTTGGCCCTCGCTCGTGAGTTCGGCGAAGGCGAAGAACAACTCACGGAAGAGTTCGAGGCGAAGAAAGCGGAGATCGAGGAGAAGTACGCCGAGGAGAGGGTGGAGCGTGAGAAGGTATCCGCCCAAGAGGTAGTGGGTGCTTTCCAAAACGCATTCAACGCCATTCAAGCCCTACAAGCGGCGTTTGGGACGCAGAACGAAAAACAGGCCCGCCGAAACTTCAAGATTCAAAAGGCGTTGTCTTTGGCTCAAACGACCATCTCAAGTGTTGAGGCCGTACAAAACGCCTTCAAGACTGCCCAGAGTTCACCAATTACCGGTTTCTTCCCGGGTTATCCATTCGTCCAAGCGGGCATCGCGGCGGCCTTTGGTGCGGCTCAAATTGCCACCATTGCCAAAAGCAAATACCAAGGGGGCACCACCACACCACCACCGCCACCAAGTGGAGGGGGCGGAGGCGGAGTACCTGCCGGAGGCGGCGGCCAAACACAGGCCCCACAACTCGACCTCGGATTCTTGGGCGAAGGCGCAGGGCAAGAGGGACCGATTCAGGCGTACGTCGTCTCCGAGAACGTGAGCAACGCCCAACAAGCAAATCAGAAAATCCAAGAACAAGCATCCCTATGAGAATCGTAGAACTCATCATCGACGAGGACGCAGAGTTGTATGGCATCGACGCCATCTCTCTCGTTGACCGCCCCGCCATCGAACTCGACTTCATCGCCCTAAAAGAGGCGCGGGTCGACTTTGCCGAAGCCGACACCGACAAACGCATTTTGGTTGGGCCTGCCCTCGTGCCCGACAAACCCATCTATCGAAAGAACGGCGACGACGAGTTCTACGTTTACTTCTCGAAGAGCACCGTACGCAAGGCAGCCGAACTCTACCTAAAGCACGGCAACCAAACCAACCACACCCTCGAACACGAGCACACAATTAACGGCCTCACCGTTGTCGAGTCGTGGATGGTCGAGGACAAAGACAAGGACAAGAGCCGCGTGTATGGTCTGGACGTTCCGGTTGGGACGTGGATGGTTGCGGTGAAGGTGGACAACGAGGCCATCTGGCAAGAGTGGGTGAAAGAAGGCAAGGTCAAAGGGTTCTCGATTGAGGGCTACTTCGTCGACAAGATGAAGAAGAACGCCGAGGACGAGATGCTCGCCGAGCTTGCAAGGGCCATCGTAAAGGGCGACGGACGCACCAAGTCAGGCACGCGGGTTGTCATGGAGTCGTTCACGGACTATCCCGACGCCGTAAAGAACAACGCCAAGCGCGGCATTGAATTGAACGAGAAGCACGGCAACAAGTGCGCCACGCAAACGGGCAAGGTCCGAGCGCAACAACTGGCCAACGGCGAGCCCTTGTCTTTGGAGACCGTCAAGCGCATGGCCTCATATCTCGCCCGGGCAGAAGAATACTACGACGAGGGCGACACGTCCGCGTGTGGGACTATCTCTTACCTCTTGTGGGGTGGCAAGGCCGCCCGACGTTGGGCCGAGTCCAAGCTAAACGAAGAGCTACTCAAGGCCATTGAGAAAGAATTTGACAACAAACTTCAGGAATGACCTTTTGAAAAACTTATATCAAAAAAGGACCTCCATGACTATTTCCGAACGAGTGCAAGAAGTGTTTCAACGTTTCAACGTCAACCTCACGGTGACGGAGGAGCCACGTACCGAACTTGCCGAAGCCGTACTCGAAAACGGCACCGTCATTTATACTGACGCAGACGACTTTTCCGAAGGTGCAGAAGCGTACATCATTAACGACGAGGGCGAGCGCATCCCCCTCCCACAAGGTGACTACACCTTGAACGACGGCAGCGTCCTCAAGATCGCCGACGGCGGCAAGGTAGCCGGGGTCGAAGGCAAAGGCAACGAAGGCAAAGAGGGCAAGGTTGGACCAGACGGCAAAGCCGACGGCAACGCGCCCAAGACCAAGGAAAACGCCCCAGCAAAAGAAGCCCCCGCAAAGGAGGCACCAGCTAAGGACGCACCAACAAAGGCACCCGTGAAAAAAGTCACCAAGTCATCCGACGAAGAAATGGAAGAAGTGACCATCAACTACGTCACCCGCGAAGAGGTCGAGGCATTGATTGCCGAGGCCATCGCTTCCCTCGCCCCCACTGAGGAACCAGCCGAGGAGGTCGTGGAAGAAGAAGTCGAAGCAAAGGACAAGGACAAAGAACAGATGTCCTCACAAGAACCCGAAGTGGTGGAAGTTGCCGAGGCAACGGAAGAACCACAAGACGACCCCGTAGCGGTCGAACTCGCCTCCGTTAAGGCGGAACTCGAACAAATGAAGAAGCAAGCCGCCGAAGGTGGTTTGAAGCACGCGGCACCAACAGCCAACGTTGAGCCCGTCAACCTCAAGAATCTATCAACCTCGGAGCGCGTCTCTGCCCTCCTCAATCAATTTTCCTAAAACATGGCAAATGCATCAGTTGCCGTCGGAACCTACGCAGGAGTAGCAGCGCGTCCATACGTGTCTGCCGCTATCCTCGCAGCCGACACCATCGCAAACGGGTACGTCTCAGTGCTCGAAAACGTCCACTCAAAAGCAGTTCTCCGGAAGTTCTCCGGCGCGGCTATCCAAGCCAACGACGACTGCGCTTTCTCAACCCCTGCCTCTGGTCAGTTGACCGTGGGTGAAGCCGTCCTCGAAGCGGCCGCCCTCAAAGTCAACGAGCAAGTGTGCAACGCCGACCTCCGAGCCACGTGGGAGTCTGCCTTGATTCGTTCACAGAACGACGGAGCACCTGCCGACTTCACAACCTACACGGCTCAATACGTCGCCGCTAAGGTTGCCGAGTCAGTAGAGCGCAACATCTGGCACGGAAACTTCAACCACACCGACGGCACAAACGTTGGTGCAACGTACACCTCATTCGACGGCATCTCTCGCCACTTGGTCGACAACTACGCTGCCGGAAACATGCAGCAGTTGACAGGTGTAACGGATGCCTCAAACATCTTGGCACGCTTGGCCGCCTTGACTGCCGAAGCTCCTTCCGCCATCGCGGGCGACCCCAACACCAAGTTGTTCATGTCTCGTGCCTCTGCACAACTTTACTACCAAGCCCTCGCCGCCCAGTACAACCTGCCGTTCTTGAACGACGGTTTGGCTACACGCTACGCTGGGTACGAAATCATCACGCCCGGTGGTATGCCAAACGACACTTTCTTGTTGAGCAAGGGTGAGAACTTGTACTTCGGTACAAACCTCTTGACCGACCACATTCAAGCGTCAATCTTGGACTTGACAGGTGTCACAGGTGACGACGTGACTCGCGTCATCATGCAATTCTCAGCAGGTACGCAGGTTGTGGACGCTCCTTCCGTGAGCTTCGCATACCGCACCACCTAATAACTAACCGAGACAACGGGGGGCCTTCGGGCTCCCCCGCCTCTCCCTAAACCTTTACAACATGGCTTGTACACTTACTTTGGCCGGACGCGGTGTAGGGTGTAAGGACGCCCTCGGTGGAATCAAACGTATCTACGTCGCGGAATGGGTCGACGGCATTTGGGAAGACATCGCTTC